TGCGTGGTTCGCCCGGCACGAGTCCGACCGGCGGCCCGACTGGAACAAGGAAGGCGAGGAAACGCCGGGCTTTGTGGCGTGGATGCTGTGGTCCGGTGACGCTGGGCAGCAGTGGTCTGCCAGGAAGGTCGAACAACTAGACCGCGAAGACGACAGGAGTAATCCGATGGAAGGCATCATCGAAAAGCGTGACATGCCGTTCGAGGACGAGGGCGAGCTGGTCATCGAGACCCGTGCCGATGGGCGGCCTGTCATCAAGGGCTATGCGGTTGTCTACAACCGGCTGAGCGTTGACATGGGCGGGTTCCGCGAGCGAATCATGCCGGGTGCCTTCGACGCGGTGCTCAACCGCCAGCGGGGCCGCGGCGACCTGGTGAGCTACTACAACCACAACCCCGACATGTTGCTGGGCCGGGAGTCGAGCGGCACGCTCGAGGTGTTCTCGGACGAGAAGGGCGTGGGCTACATCGTGACGCCGCCGGCCACGCGGGCCGACATCGTCGAGCTGGTCCAGCGGCGGGACGTCAAGGGCTCGTCGTTCACGTTCAGCGTGGACAAGGGCGGCGAGGCGTTCGTCACGGACGAGACAGGCCGGGCGATCCGCGAGGTGCGGGCCGCCACGATCTATGAACTCGGACCAGTGGTGCAGCCGGCGTACCCGTCTACGTCTGCTGCGGTGGCCATGAGGTCGTACCAGGCATGGCTTGCAGAGCAGGCTACACCTGAGTCGATGCCACGCGAGGTCGAACCCGACGTCGTCAAGGCATCCATGCGGCTGCGAGCCGCGCGACTCAGGAGCTTCATGCGTGGCAAAGCCCGGTGATCCCTGCCCCAAATGTGGGAAGGGACGCATCCGTACACGCTCCAGTCACCCACTCGACGAGCAGCGTCAGGTGCGGTATTTGGAGTGCCAAGCGTGCGAGTACAAGGCCAAGGCCATCGTGCCTGCGCTGACTGTGTGGCGTCGGTCTTTTGTACCGTACAAACAACCTTGATGGCTTAGCGGCCTGCGTCCCGTAGCGTGAGTGACAGACACGGATCTGTCACCCGATAAGGGAGTGCCAAGGATGGCCGCCTCGCTCAACAAGCTCCAGGACCGTGCAGCCGCTGTGGCTGCCATGCTCGACGACCTGTCCAAGGTCGAGGATCGCACCGAGGCCCAAGTGGCCGACGTCGAGAAGCTGACCGCCGAGGCGGCCGAGCTCGAGCAGCGGCTCGCTCAGGAAACCGCCATCGCCGAGAAGATCGCCAGCCTGCGTGGCAAGGTCGCCGCGTCGGCCAAGCCCGTGGCCGTCGAGGCCGAGGCTCCCGTCGCTCGCAAGATGCAGCACGTCGGCCGGGTCCGTGGCTTCGCGTCGGCTGACGAGGCCGAGGTCTGCGGTCGCTGGATTCGCGGCTACCTGCTGAACCGCACCGAGGATCGTGCGTGGTACGAGCGGAACGTCGAAGAGCGGGCGCTGTCGAGCAACGACAACGCCAAGGGCGCGGTGTTCATCCCCGAGACCTTCGCCTCGACCGTGATCCGCCTGGTCGATCAGTTCACCGCGATCCCGCAGCAGGCCAACGTGATTCCGATGTCGAGCAACACGCTCTACATCCCGCGTCGGACTGGCGGCAACACTGCCTACTTCGTGAACGACAACACCGAGACGACCGCCAGCGACATGGCGACCGACAACGTGCTGCTGTCCACGAAGGACTGCCGCGTGGCGACCCGCGTGCCCAACAGCCTGATCGAAGACTCGGTCATCGACCTGGCCGGCCTCGTGGCTCAGGAGTTCGCCCTGGCCCTGAGCCGCAAGATCGACGACGCCGGCTTCGCTGGTGACGGCACCTCGACGCACGGCGGCATCCGTGGCATCCAGTGGCGGTTCGAGAACGAGTCGCTGGCCGGCGAGAACGACTCTGGCGAGAGCTCGCTGTCGGCCCTGACCATCGACGACTTCGTCGAGACGGTCGGCAAGCTGCCCAGCTACGCCCGTCCCACCGCGGCCTGGTACGTGACTCCGCAGGTCTACAGCACCTGCATGCTGCCCCTGATGCTCGAGAAGGGTCTGTCGGCTGCCGAGATCGCTAACGGCGTCAGCGAGGGTCGGTTCCTCGGCTACCAGGTCTACTTCAACAACAGCATGCGGACGGCTCCGACCAGCGACCAGGTGGTGGCCCTGTTCGGCGACATGAAGATGTCGACGCACTTCGGCCTGCGGTCGCAGATCGGCGTTCGTGCCTCGACCGACCGGTACATCGAGTTCGATCAGACCTACTTCGTGGCGTCTGTCCGGTTCGACGTGGTCACCTCTGACATCGGCGACGCGACCACCGCCGGCCCCGTTGTCTCGCTGCGGCTCTGACACACTGACTGACTTCCAAGGAGAGACCCTGACATGAACCCCGTTGCCAACAGCCGTAGTGTCGTGAGCCTGTCTGCCGCCGCTGGCGTTGCCTCGAACGGCACGCACACGGTCGCCATCGACTGCCTGGGCTTCGACACGGTCAGCATCGACGTCGGCTACCGGTCGATTGCCCACACCTCGGCCCCGAGCGTGGTGACCGTGCAGCACAGCGACACGGACGGCTCCTACACCGCCATCAGCGGTCTCGTGCAGGGCACCGACTACACGCTGGCTGGCGTGGCCAACACGGCCACGGTCAACGTCACGCGGTTCAACATCTCCACGAAGGATCTGCGGCGGTATCTGCAGGTGTCCGTTACGCCCAGTGCGTCGGCCACCGCGAATGCCTCCAACAACACGATCGTCGTGGCGGCCCGGCTCGGCAAGGGCGAGAAGGGCTCCGTGAACGCGACCGACGCGAACGTCACGACGTTCGTGACGAAGTGATCATTGCTGATTGACGACTACTCCAACCAGAGGAGGATGCCGTGGGCGCGGCGTCACCTGTGGCGGGCGTGAAGCCTGCCGTGCTTGACACTGGCTCCGGGCCAGTGCGTGTCATGTGTGCCATGTCCGTGCCTCGGCTCGGCTGGCAAGACCACATGTTCTGCTGGCCCCGGGGCCTCATCCCGTACGGCATCTCGCCGGTGCGGCTCGAAGGGGCGTTTTGGGGTCAATGCTTGTCCAGGGTTCTTTCCGACATGGTGGACCTTGATGACGACCCCAAGGATCCACCGCTGTGGATCCTGACGCTCGACTACGACACGATCTTTGAAGCAGACGCGGTTCCCCGCCTGCTGCAGTACGCCACGGCCAGCGACTACGACGTGGTGGCGGCGTTGCAGATGAAGCGTCGCACGGACGAGCCGCTGTTCACCATGGCGGCGACCAACGGCGAGCGGATGGCCGAGGCCCCACGTGACTGGTTCATCCTGCACAACATCGTCAAAGCCAACACGGCCCACTTCGGATTTACGATGATTAGGGCAGCGGCACTCAAGCGGATGCCGCATCCGTGGTTCTTGGGCAAGCCCGACAAGGAAGGGAAGTGGGGTCCAGAGCGGATCGACGATGATATTCACTTCTGGCAGGTGGCCGAGAAGGCTGGCGTGAAGGCCGGCGTCTGCACGCGGGTGTGCATCGGGCATGCCGAGGTTCAGTTCAAGTGGCCCGACCAGAACATGCGTGGGCTGGTTCAGCATCCTGGTGACTTTTGGGACCGTGGCGGCAAGCCGCCGGAAAAGGTGTGGCAATGATTGAGACGGCACAAGTGCGGTTCCGCCGGCCCTACGGGGCGTACAAGACGGGCCGCGTCTACACGTTCGCCAAGGGCGTGGCCCGCTCGCTCGAGCTCTTCGGTAAGGCCGACATCGTGCGTGAGCCGGTCATTGAGTTTGCCACGGCCCCGGAGCCCGAGCAGCTGGAGCGTGCCGTCGCGCCGGTCGCCAAGGCTCCTCGAGGCCGCAGGAAGAAAGCCCAATGAGCCTGTTCTATCGGGGCACGATTGCGAGCCAGTACCGCAGCCTGGTGGTCAGCACCGCCAGCGGCACCGGAGACCGTCCGGTCAGCGTGGCCGACGCCAAGGCTCACCTGCGGGTCGTGGATACGACCGAGGACGATGACTACATCGGGGCGCTAATCGACGCGGCGACCACCTGGTGCGAGGACTACTGCGACCGCACCTTCGCCGACAAGACGTACACCGTGGCGTTCGATGACTTTTTCGGGACCCGCATTGAGCTACCGCGCCCGCCAGTGCGATTGAACGCAACTGCCGCGAGCGCCACGGTGACTATCTCGTACGTGGACACGGGCGGTGCCACGCAGGCGCTGACGTGGGCCCAGTCTGGCACGCAGCAGTTTCGGCTGGATCGGGACCACGTGCCGGCGCTGATTTACCCCACGTACCTGAACGTGTGGCCGAGCGTGCGGGTGGACGACAAGAGCGTGCAGATCACGTACTTGGCCGGCTACGGCGGGGCGGCCAACGTGCCCAAGCCGGCCGTGCACGCGATCAAGATGCTGGTCGGCCACTGGTATGCCAATCGCGAGGCGGTGCTGGTCGGTTCGATTTCCAAGGAGTTTGAGTTTGCTGCGTCAGCGCTGCTCGAGCCTCTGAAGTGGAAGCAGTACACATGAGCATCGAAGGCCGCATCGCCATCGACGTGAACTTCGCAGACTCGTCTGACGCCACGGGCGTGCAGTCGCTCAAGAAGATTTCGTTGGTGGACACCAGCAGCTACAGCAGCGGCAAGGTTGCAATTGCAACCGGCACGATTGGCGTCTCTGGTACGTCCATAAACTGCGCGTCAGGACTCACATACCGCGACGCTTCTGGGCAGGTTGTTCAGTTTTCTAACGTCTCGCGGCTAGCTTTTCAGTGCAGCCGCGATTGCACGGCAACGGACGAGGACGACAGTTACAACCGCGCACGCTCAAACGGCAATGCTGCTTTGTGTGACTGGACGCCACAGGGAAGTGTAATAACCCTGGAACCGAAGTTCACCTCCGGCACCGCCTCCTACACCCTTGTGCTGTATGGGACGTGAGCCATGCTGAAAGCCGGCATCATGGACCAGAAGGCCGAGATCCAGACGCCCACCGAGGGCGTCAACAGCATCGGCGAGCCGACGTTCACCTACTCGGCTTTCGCCACTAGGTGGATGGCACTGCTGCCGCTGTCCGGTGCCGAGCGGATTGCCAGCCTGCAAAACGAGGGCACGGTCACGCACCGGGTGCGGCTGCGATACACGCCGGGCCTTAAGCCCAAGATGCGGCTGGTGAGTGAGGGCCGCACGTTCGAGATCGACTCGGTCGTCGAGCGGGGCCGTCGCGAGGAGCACGAACTGCTGGTCACGGAGGTCGTGGACTGATGGCAGTGCAGCTGGGCATGTCGGTCGACGGCATCCGGGAAGTGTTGCAAGGCTTCCAGGCGTTGCCTGTTGGGCTGCAGCGAAAGTACCTGCGGGCCTCGGTCAACAAGGTTACCAAGCCATATATTCAGCCCGTTAAAGCCTTGATTGCCCGTGGGCCGACCGGAAACCTCAAGCGGTCGGTGGGGGTGGTAACGGAAGCAAAGGTCAAGGGCAGGACGCAGACGGCCGTGCTCGGCTTCCGGCGTGGCGACAAGAGCGGCCAGAACGGCAAGGCGTCTGGCTATCACGCCTGGTGGATCGAGAACGGCGTGAAGACCCGGACGGCTAAGAACGGCCGAGCACTCAAGGTGCCCATGGCCATGGCCAAGAAATACAAGTACCTCATGGGCAAGCTGGCCCTGGTCGGCGGCGAAGACGGCGGGTCGATCTTCTTTCGCCAGGTGCGTGGGTTCGCCGGCACCGGCAAGTTCGCGTCGTGGGCCGACCAGACGCTGCCACGTATCCGCGACGCCCTGCAGACCCAGCTCGTCAGCGCCTTGGATAAGGCAACGGCCGAAGCTGCTAGGCGTGCCGCCAAGAGGATGAAGTAGTGGCCACCGTCACCCACATCGACGAGTCCCTGCTGCAGGTGCTGACGGCTAACGCCGAGGTCGCCCTGCAGGCTGGCAGCCGCATCTACCAGGTGCAGGCCCCGCAGGGGACAGCGTTTCCGTGCATCGTGTTCAACCGAGACTCGCAGCTGAAGACGCCGTTCACGCACATGCTCGGGGCCGGCAGTTTGATCCGCGCCACGTACACGTTTTCCTGCATCTCCGACAACTTGCTCGAGGTGCGAAACCTCACTCGGGCCGTGAAGGCAGCCCTACAATACAAGAGCACGTCTGCCATCCGCCTGGCATCCTGCGTGAGCGAGGACGACCAGACAGAACCGGCAGCGAGCGGGGAGCAGCTCCCCATCTACCGCACTGATTTGTCGATCGAAGTCACCTACAGTGAACCCTGAGCAGGGAGGCTCAGACCATGGCGAATGACATCGGACAGGGCACGTTTGTCACGTTCGGCAGCATCGTGGGCTCGGCCGCGACGCACTACAAGGTCAACAGCGTCTCGCTCGGTGGCGTGTCGCGTGACGTGGTCGACGCCTCGCACCTGCTCACCAGCGGTGGCAAGGAGTTCATCGGCAGCGAGTACTACGATCCGGGCGAGCTGACGCTCGAGATCCACCACGACCCGTCCCTCAACCCGATCAACCTGCTGACGAACGTGAGCACCGCCCAGGCCTGCACTATCTTCTTCGCCAACGGCGGCACGTCCACGGCGAAGTGGTCGGCCTACGGCTTCGCGTCTGCCTTCGAGGCGTCGGCCCCGAAGGACGACATGATGACCGGCTCGCTGACCATCAAGCTCAGCGGCAACCTGAACGTCGGCTAGTTAGCAGGAGGCGCGGACTGTGGCTCTGACACGTGAGCAGATCAAGGCTAAGCGTGGCGTTCGTCCACGTGTGCCCGTAGAGGTGCCCGAGCTGGGCACCGTCTACGTCGCCAAGATGACCGCCAAAGACCGCGATGCTTTCGAGCAGATGGTCACCGGCGGCAAGGTGGGCGGCGTGAACCTGACCAACATCCGGGCACGGTTCGTGGCCTTGGTGTGCGTGAACGAAGACGGCACCAAGATGTTCGAGGACGGCGACGCCGAGTGGCTCGGCGAGCTCGACACGGACATCGTGCAGGCCATTGTCGACGAAGGCTTCAAGCTTAACGGCATCGGTGGCAACGCTCTGGAGGACGCCACAAAAAACTAGAGCGCCGTCCGATCATCCTTTTCCTGTACCGCCTGGCCCTGCAGCTTGGCATCTGGAACGTCGAAGATCCGGGCGGCCTGGCAGAGACGATGAGCGTGGACCAGCTGTACGGCTGGATGGCTGCGTTCACGCTGATGCCGTGGGGTGACGAGTGGCTCAGGGACGCGGTACTCATGGCACAGCAGTACAACGCTAACCGTCCCAAGGGAAAGCCGGCCCTAAAGCCGTGGGACTTCATGCCCGTCGAGCAGCGTCCGCAAACGCAGGACGAGATGTGGCGAATCCTCCAGCAGGTGAAGTAAGCCATGGCTGCGAAGAACTTCGGCCGCGTCAACGTCTCGATCACTGCCAGCACGGGCGGGCTGACGGCTGGGCTGAGCCGGGCCGGCAAGCAGATGAAGTCGTTCGCCGGCTCGGTGGCGTCGACACTGAATCCGCTACGCATGCTGTCGAGTGTTGCCCAGAGCACATTTGGGCAGCTGGCTCTGTTCTCAATGGCCCGCAGTGCGGTCAACACGCTTACCGGCATGGCCTCAGCCGCGGCCGAGAACGTCGACGTTCAGAGCAAACTCAGCCGGCGGCTGGGGATGACGTATGCCGAGTTGTCGGGGCTCAAGCTGGCTGGCGACCTGGCCGGCGTCGGCATCGAGACAATCGGTTCCGCCATGACGAAGGCAGACATCGCCATGCAAAAGGCCGCTGGCGGCTCGAGGTCGGCCAATGCAGCCTTT